TAGATAAAGAAAATCCCGAAGTTTCAACGACTTCGGGATTTTGCTATGTCTGGAGCGGATGACGGGAATCGAACCCGACAGCATGAGCTTAAATCCTTTGAAAAATCAATGCTTTTTGAGGAGTGGTGTAAAAAATGGTGTAAATCACGTGCTATAGAACGCTTTCATGTTCTTTATATCTTGCTTTTCATCGTCTTTAGAAAGCTTGATGTATATCTTGTGAACTGTCTCCAAATCAGCCCAACCGCCGGTCGCCATTGTCTGACGCTCAGACCATTTTAGATGATATGCGAGTGAGGCGAAACTTCGGCGTAAACCATGCATCCCCACAGGCGGTAAACCGTGTGCAATGCATATGCGGTTAATTTGATAGCCCGGTGTATTTAACGCGCATTGCATATATGGTTTATCGGATGCGCCGTCATATTGATTAAGCAACTCAGCCAAACGAGGTATCATGATAGGTACTTCGCGGCGCGACGATGTGTTTTTGTTCTCTTTTTTTGATACTGGCTTATAATCCTTATCATATACTATGCTGCCCGAAACAAAAATCACACCGTCTTTGACATGATTGGGCGTTAATGCAAATACTTCTGAACGGCGCAACGAATGTAATGCGAAAAGTGCTGCCATTTCGCATGGTTCGCCGCGAATAACATCAAGAAATGTTTTTATTTGCTCATAATCAAGCCAAGGAAGATCGGCAGATACAACTTGCGGTAAAACTGATACATCATATTTAACGTCATTTTTTTCGAGGACAGTTTTGATAAGCCCCCATTCATTTTTTAGCGTTTTAGCCGAAACGCGGCCAGCTTCTTTATTCACAACCGCTTGCCAATTAGAAATTAAATGAATATCAGTATCTATTATTGTCTGAAAAGCATTTTTTTGAATTGTATAATACCCACGCACGGTAGCAGGAGACAAAGCGTTGTCGCGATCAGCGATATAATCATCTATTGCTTTGCGTAACGTTAACGGGGGATATTTCTTGCTGATCGGTACGAACCCGGCGCGAATCGCTTGAGCTTTGGCGATTGCTTCAGCTTCTGTATCTTCCGCGACAATAACGCCCTCCTTACGCAAGTCGATACGCCATTTCTGCCCATGTTTTTTAGGCATGGGTATTTTGATCTCGTCTTTCTTCTTTCGCTCGCGCTGAAGCTTCTCGCCGCAGTAGCAGCAGTATACGGGATGAAGTTCATCCGGTATATCGGCTTTGCATTTTTTGCACTTCATTATTCGCTTTAACCCCCTTAGATATTCGCCGAAAATAATTTTATAGCGAATAATGCCCACAGAGTCAGTCCTGTGAGCTTTTAGCTGTTTTAGCATCGTGGACTACGGTTTTCACCGCAAAGGCGATCAGGGCGACGGCGGCAAGCACCACGATAGCCAGGAACACGGCCAGCACCGTTAAGCCGCCGGAGTGGAACAGACCGATACTTTTAATCTGTATATCAAATATTACATATCCGATGGTTGCGCACAGCAGGATAGCGCATACACCGACAAGGCAGAATACAAGCGGCCTGTAAACGGCGTTCATGCGCTTGTGATGCTCAAGGTTATTTTCCAAGCACGCCGCTTTCACTTCCAATGCATTTATTCGCTTTAGCTGGGTAACGCTGCCCTCTGTGTTTGTTATACCGAACAGTTCGTCCAAGGATAAGCCGAGGGCTTTACAGGTTGCCGCAGAGTAATAAAGCAGCGGCTGCTTCGTAGCGCCGGAGTTGACGGAGCAAATGCTGTTGTAAGGAACGCCGCTTATCCTTGCCAGCTCTGCCAGCGTAAGACTGCTTGAAGCTCTCGCTTTTCGCAGTGCCTCAGGGTACTCGTCAAAGTAAGATTGCATGTCCTCCATTTTTGACACATTAAGCATCTCCACTATTAAAATTTTTTGAAATACACGAGAAATTATTGAAATACACGATGAATTCGGCGAAAACACGAAAATTTCGGGTAATTCCCGAAATCGATTTCGGTTGTTTCTTTTAGGTTTCGGTTATTTCTGCATAGACATTTGTCAAGACAGGTGCTACGCTATAACCGTAGCAGATAAAAGGTTTACAAGGGATATCTGTTACAAGCCCTGCCTACCGGGTTGCAGCGGCAGGCAGGGTGAGTTGAAAACTATGTATTTGCGTTCGCCTGTGCGCGTAATAGCAACGATTCACGGTACTGTTCGGCTGGGGGCGTATCGATAAATTCGACGGACTTATCAAAGTTTTCTTTAACTACTTTTTTAATCTCATCAAGAGTGACGTTAAAGAATTCTCTGCGTTGGTTCACGAAATTCAGCTTGCGGTCTGCAAACGCATTGTGCAGCGCGGCTTCAAGCTTCGGCGCGTCATCGGAAAATATCATTGCATGAATATCAAATTTAAAGGGTACGGACGCATCGCCCAGTTCGTCAACACGGTCTGAGGGGTCAAGGCGGCGGGTCATGCCGATTTTATACACGTTTTCGCCGAACGCGCCGATATTAGATATAATGTAAACGTATCCGGCACGTTGGTTTGCTTCACGGTAATCAACTTCCTTGAACGCAGTGTCGATCTTATCAAGCTCTGCTTCAATATGGGCTTTCTTTTCTTCTATCGCAGTACGGTCTGCTTCACTGGCGGTCGCCAATTGCTTATTTATTTTTTCAAGTGCATTTTGATAGTGCGTTTGTGCTTTGCTTAGCTTCAACCTTTCGGCTTCGATTTCTTTTGCCAGTTTAGCAGCTTCACGTTCTGCGGCGCGGGCTTCACGCTGTTCTTCCTTTTCCTGCTGCTTTTTCTGCTGCCATTCAAACGCAAGGTGAAGTTCGTCAATTTTCAATTTGTAATACTTATTGGTTATGGATACGTCCATAATTCGGCCTAATTTGGATACAACTTCTCGTGAATTATATATGCGCTTTTCGCTGGCCTCGATGTTGTTATACTTGACATGCTCAACAATATCGTCGCACTCGGAATTGAATGCCCGTAGCAATAATTTTTGCATGTCGGAAACCATCTTACGACCGCTTGCTAAACTGCCGTTGACAGTCCACTTAGTTGATCCTAAAACAGCTGCACCGTTCTTTATAGCTTCCTTTTGCTGCGCGCGGTTTTGCAACAAGCGCGCCTTATAGTCATCGGCGCGCATGAAATCATAATGCGGTGTATAAAGGTTGAAACTTTGTAAAAGAACCTCTTCGTTCGTTTCAACAATTGATTGCTTTACACTCTGCAATTCTTTCCGCGCAGTTTCTAAACTGTTTTTTGCTGTAACCAGTTCAGCGTCAATGGATGCTTTCTCAGTTTTGGCATGCTGGATTTGGTCTTCGAGTTCTTTTTGGACTTCGAGTGCGTCGCGCTGTTCATCTGTTAGCATACCACGCAACTTTTCAAGCTCTTTTTCTTGTTTTTTGTTTTGGGGTATTATCAGCATAGTCGCAAGCGCTGCAAAAAACAAAAAGCCTATGAAATTTACAATGTTTAATTTGTCTGAACCAAAAAGAAAAACGGCAGCTATAATTGCAAAAACAAAGCACAAGACACCTTTCAAAGCACCTTTTAATGTGTCCATATTATTCCCCCTTAATTTTAATTACTACACAATATTACCATTGTTGACGGCGAAATTCCACAATTTTCAACAATTTCGGCTGATTGCTTAATAACAGCAATCTCGGCTTGTGTACATTGCCCATATAATCCGTCGCACAAATTGCACAAAAAGGATGTTTTATGTTTGTGCATAACAATACTTGAAATGTTTACGCATTCGTAGTAATATCTTAAACGGACAGAAAACGAATAAATTTATCTATATAAGAGAAAGCACAAAAAAACGGAAGGAGAGCGGGAATGACAGCGAAAGAGGAATTAAAAGAGCTATACGAAACACTCGAAAAATGTGAAGTTAAGAATCTGCCTAAGATCATTGAAATGAATAAGAGACTTATTAATCTTTCGACAGCACAGTTAGAATACATGCTTGAGCTGTCACGGCTGCTGTTTTGCTAATCGCTCAAGTAAGCTTTTGCAGGTTTTCTTATCTTCAGGGGTTAAGGTTATATAAAGCTCGATTACTTCACGCAAATCACTATCAGAAAGCACCATTGCACTTAGTGAAGCTGCTTCGTTAGGGTTAGACTCGATTATCAAATCAGATCCCTTTAAATCAAGCACTTTGGCTAAACGCTGCAAGGTGCTTCTCTTTATATTTACAACTCTTCCGTTTTCATATTTAGCAATAGCGGATTTTTGAACGCCAACAAGATTACCAAGCTCCTCCTGCGTCATGCCTTTTGCTAATCGGGCATCTTTTATCAATTTTCCGATGTCCATTAAGGTCACCACCTTTCGTGTCTTAATAATACACTACTGTTTCCTAAAAATCAAATATTTTTTTAGAAATGAGAAAAATTTTTGTTGACATTTAAAAATAAACGTGTTATATTGGCGGTGTCCTAATCAGACACAAATGTTAGGGCATTGCTTTAACTGATAAAGTGTCCTGAATAGACACAAACAGAAACAAGGAGGTGAGTTTAAACCGTATGAACAGAAAACTTCTAAAAAGCATAATGGCTCTCAATGGTGACACCAATGCGTCGTTGGCTGAATATCTCGGCATTTCCGAACAGTCTGTGTCTAATAAAATAAATGAGAACGGCACGGAATTTAAACAGGGCGAGATATTTAAAATTAAGCTGAAGTACAATTTGGACAGCACTACGGTTGATCGAATTTTTTTTGCTGAATAAGTGTCTAAAACAGACACTATGCGTTACAAGGGAAGAGAAAGGAAGGTAAGCGCATGACGCTATCAGAAGTTGAACGCATGGACGCAACAACGCTGACACCGGCACAGGTGGCAAGTGTGCTGCACTCTGACCCTCAGCTTATCCGCGTTGCGGCAAGGCAGCGCCCGGAGCTGCTGGGCTTTGACGTAATCATCGTAGGCAACCGCGTAAAAATACCGCGTGAGGCTTTTATTGCGTTTATGCGCGGAAGGAGGAAAGATGAATTTTCGCAGATTTGAGCTCATAGAAAAAGACCCCGCACGGATAGAAGAGCTTGAGGCCATCCTAAACCGTGCAGGGCTGAGTCGGTACGAGCTGGCGCTGATAGTTACAGCTCTTCGCATTCGGCCTGAATACTGCTTAGACGATTTCCGTACCTGATCGCGCAATAGCCGAGAAAGTCTTTTAAGACTTCTGCGCCATGAATGTTGTGATAGACCCCTACGATTTCACGATGCGGTCTAAGCCGCCAAACATATAACGAATACAGCATTTTACCCTGACGTACTCCCGATACTTCAAAGTCAAAATCTTCGTTAAGTTTGCGATACACAACACGTTCGCCATCAATTACGGATGCGCAATACGGCTCGCCTAAGTATTCAACCATTTTATCAACAGTCACAGCGTATCACCTCCCGTGTGATTTTACCATATGGGTCGGTGCTGTGCAAGAAAGGAAAGGAAAAGAAAATGACAAGAGAAATAGACAAATTCGTAGTTAAACGGCAGTTGCCGCCGGACAAAATCTATTACACGCAGATATCTATTCGCAAAAGCACCAACGAAATACTCAGGATGATGCAGAACGATACTGGCGCTAAAGTTGCAGACCTGGTTGATGCTATGGTCAAATTCTGTGCGGACAGGCTGGTAGTGGAAGAATGATGATTGCTTTATTTTTTATAGCCGTCATGGGCGTTGTTTTCATCGTCGGCGGCGTAATATCGGCGCTTGTGTGGTTTGCCAACACAGCCGAGGACGAGTGCGCTAAAAGGCGCGAGCGGTATATCAGAGCGGAGGTGCACAATGCCGAAAACACACTTTGACCGTGTGCCGCGCGATCCGCTGAAGGAACTCGTTTTAGGTCGAAAAGCGGCGCTTGATATGTCGCTCACGCGGCTTGCGGAAAAGATGCACATAACGCGTTCACAGCTTAGCACGATACTTGAAAAGCCGTCTGCTAACTGGACGATCGGCAATGCAATCGCGCTGACAGCGGCCTTAGATATTCCGATCGCAGAAATGCGCGAGGCAATAAGAAAGTGAAAGGAGAACAACGATGAAAGAAATTATATGCGCATCACAAGCCGCGCTCGATGCTCTAAGCGCGGACTATAACGGCAGAGTGATAATTAAGTTTGGCACACCATTTAACCGTGCGGTAGTTAAGCGCCGGTTCATATATCCCGTTGTGGCGTGGGAAAACAGCTTCGTCGAGGCGTGGGAAAACAGCTCCGTCGTGGCGTGGGGAAACAGCTCCGTCGTGGCGAGGGGAAACAGCTTCGTCGAGGCGTGGGGAAACAGCTCCGTCGAGGCGTGGGAAAACAGCTCCGTCGTGGCGAGGGGAAACAGCTTCGTCGAGGCGTGGGGAAACAGCTCCGTCGAGGCGTGGAGAAACAGCTCCGTCGAGGCGTGGGAAAACAGCCAGATTATAGACAATGCGCATAATAATAAAATTAAAACAAACGGCAACGCTCGCATAGTTTATACCCCGAAGAACATTGAGGAGTACATAGACTATTACGGACTGATTGCGACTGCCACGACGATTAAGTTGTACAAAGCCGTGCATTTCTGCGGCGGCATATATTGTGCCGATTATGATCCCAAGTTCATCTACGAAATAGGAGGCATCGCTACGCCGCGTAACGGATTTAATGAGGACGACCGCGACAGTTGCGGCGCCGGTATTAATCTTGCACACAAGGCGTGGGCGTTGGCGTATGGTGCGACTTGGAAAGATCTCGCGATTCTCGAACTTGAATGCGAAAAATCCGATGTACTCGTCCCTATAGATAACGAAGGCAAAGTAAGGGCGCGAAAAGCAAAAGTGTTGCGCGAAGTGCCGCTTGAAGAATGCGGACTGCATGGCAAAATAATTGCGAAAAGAAGGGCAAACGATGAATAAGTACACGATCATCATAGCGCAGGTGTGCGCGATTCTGCTGGCGCTGATAGTCATGATACTGCTTGCCCTTGACAAAGGGGGCAACAAGGCCGATGCGGACGGTGTGCCGCCCGAGGTTGATACGCACGGCCTGTGCGTAGTGGAAGTGGCAGAGTCTGAGTACGAGATGTACTTTACCGAGGCCGACGTGATAGCCCTTGCGCAGATGCTATACGGCGAGGCAAGGGGCTGCACCCTATTAAATCAGCAGCAGTGCGTATGGTGTGTCTTGAACCGCGTTGACGATGCGCGTTTTCCTGACAGCATAATCGGGGTATTGAAACAACCGCACCAGTTCTACGGATACTCGGACAGTTTCCCAGTTTGGGATGAGCTGTATGCCGTTGCGCTGGATGTTGTTCAGCGCTGGGCGGCGGAGAAACAGGGCGCAGAAGTCGTGCGCGAACTGGGCAGCGAATATCTGTGGTTCACCGGCGACGGGGAAACAAATCATTTCAGGGGGGTGTACTAATGAACTATACCAAAGCACAAAAAGAAATTTTTGATGCGCTATGCGCAGGAAAGCGGGTATTCCAATTTGAAATTGATGCAAACAATATTTTTGTTACGGCAGATGGATATAAAGGATATATAATCCCCAAAAATCTGATTTGCTTTAGCCTTGAAAAAGTCGCTGAACTAAAGCCGATACCCATAAAAGAGATTATACAAGATCAGTATCGATTAACACTTACGCCGGATTTGCGAATAATCGACGCACGACGCACAGCACGAAGACTTAAAGGCAATGGAAAGAATGTTCTTGTAAATGTCAAATTTCTTAGCTGTTTTCAGAATCCGTATTTTTATCAGGCTGAAAACATGAATACAGGCGTTGTAGTAACAGAACCCGTTTGTCGCAAGGGTAGTGAACTTATAGAAGTTCCAGTAGGTTATTTAATGCCGATACGCGCAACCGAAGTTCAGGGCGATTACTACGATTATGCGGATATGCAGGGAGTTACATGAATGAAAGTTCTTATAGCCTGTGAGGAGAGCCAGACGGTGTGCAAGGCTTTCCGAGCGAAGGGGCACGAGGCGTACAGTTGCGATATCCAAGAGCCGTCAGGCGGTCACCCCGAATGGCATATTCTCGGCGATGCGATAGAAGCCTTAAAAGGTGGGCAGATAACCACGATGGACGGCGTTGCACATGATGTGGGCAAATGGGATTTGCTGATAGCTCATCCGCCTTGTACATATCTCAGCAACGCCGGGGCAAGGCATTTGTGGAAAGATCACCAATTGCAAGCCGACCGGGTATCGCTGGGCATACAGGGCAGGGATTTGTTTATGCGCTTTTGGTGGGCGGACATCCCCAAAATATGCGTCGAAAACCCTGTGCCTAGCAAAGTGTTTTGCCTGCCAGAATACACACAGACTATCCAACCCTATCAGTTTGGGCATCCATACACAAAAAAGACTTGCCTTTGGCTTAAAGGACTACCGCCGCTGATACCGACGCAAATAGTAGAGCCTACATCAACGTGGTGTCCATCGTGGACAAGTCATCAACGCGATAACCAGCATAAAGGGATGTTCACAACGGACAGGGCTAAAAACAGGGCAAAGACCTTCCTCGGCATAGCAAAAGCGATGGCCGAACAATGGGGAGGAATATGCGCCGACCAACAGTAAACAAGCCCTGCCCGTATTCCCCAAGCTGCTTTAGTTGCCCTTGCAGCGATTGCAGAATATCCGGGATGGATGCGGTGCAGATTAACCAGATCGATTTAGGATTTTTGGAAGAAAGGACGAATGATGACAGAAAAAGATTTGACAATCCAAAACCTAAGGCGCGAAAACGAAGCGCTGAGAGCGGAGCTTGAATGGACGGGCAAAGAGATCATGCGCTTACGAAACCAACTTAAAATGCAGTGGATTCCGTGCAACGAGAAGTTGCCTGAGGAATGGATTGACGACGACGATAACACCTACATCAACTATCTAATTTATATGCCCTATTTCAAAGCAGCAGGTGTCGGGGTATATAACGCTGACGAAGAAAGTTGGCTTTTCAGGGGCGTAGAAGTAAAAGTAAGTCACTGGATGCCGCAGCCGGATGCGCCGAAAGGAGTAAACGATGGTAGCCGCGAGTTCTGGATGCAGGAGGTGGAGTGAGATGACAAAACAAGAAGCTGCTGCTATGTTAGTGCAGTTGTATGCAGACTACTCTACCTTGTGCGACAAATATGGGTGGCCTCCCAGTGATGGGATGTCAGAGGCAGTAGCAATAGCTGTGCAGTCGTTGCAGGAGGTGGAGTGATGGTCACATTATTTGTGCAAGTTAAGCCGCTCACATACGAACCGTGCGATTACTGCGCTTTCTGCGACGTTTGCCCGTCGGCTCATTTCTTCCCGTATGGCTACCATGAGTGCGGCGATATGCGAGATATGCGAAAGGAGGTGGAGTGATGGAAAAACAAAAAGGAAGCATAAAAAATGCCGTATGTAAAGTTCGATTAAATACGAGAGAAAGTCAAATCCTTGATGAAATTTGCAAATATTCAGAAGTAACAAAATCTGACGCTATCCGTAGAGCATTAAGGTATTATCACGACGATCAATGCCCTTGCAACACAGAACAAAAAGATATCCTTGACAAAGCCGCTAAAAAAAGTTATCTCAATGGCTTTGAATTCTCCATTCTTATCCAGGACTTGCTTATATCTGAAAACGGATACGTAATTGGTACTGGAAACTGGGAGAATGTGAATGCCGAGGTAGCATTACGTCTGGTTGAAAACATAAAGAAGCATCCAATTCTTTGGAAGCTTTTCTTTAGGGTCGCGTGAAAGGAAATCGAGGTATGGAACAGGAGGGCTGACAATGGCTGAATACATAGAACGTGAAGCGCTGTTACATGACATCGAACAATCGGTGGTATACACGACAAGAGAAAAAATAACGAGCGCAGAAATGCGAGGCGCTCACAAAGTTATCGAGCGTATTAAGTGTGCGCCTGCTGTCCACGAACCGGCAAAAAGCGAGTTTAAGCGCATGGCGGTGCAGCTGGGCTATGCGCCGGTGGTGCGCTGCAGGGACTGCAAGTACAGCTACGAGGGCATAGGCGGTTTGACATGTTCCCACGGTGTTTGCGTTGATTGCGAAGTACTGCCGAATTTCTACTGCGCAGAAGGGAAAAGAAAGGAGCCTGACGAATGACAGCAGAGGTGGCAACAATGCATAAGCCCGAAAAGAGCATTTCGGTTGAAATCTTAGATTTTCTCGATTGGTTTTCATCGGACGAGCCTAACGAATACGAAAAAGGCATCATAACAGGTTTACGCATAGCACAGACGATTGCCGAAATCGTAGAGCGAAATAACGAGGTGAACACATGACAGCAGCAGAAGCGAAAAGGATTATACACCCCGACACTACGTTAGAAGCGCTTGCAGAAACCAAAGGCGATAACGCAAAAGCTGCCGCAGTTGATGAGGCTTGCTTGGTGGCATGCGCTGCGCTTGATAAGCAGATACCGAAAAAGCCGAGAGAAACAAGGTGTGCCTTGATGTGCGCAAGCTGTGGACACAAAATCACCGAAAAAGGCTGTAAAAAGCTAAACAGAAGCTACTGCAAAAAATGCGGACAGAAGATCGACTGGGGGAGTGAAGAATGACAACGCAGGAAGCATATAACCGCCTTAGAGACATTCTACTAAATAATACTCAATTAGCGGAAGCAGACAGGAAAGCAATATGTATGGCAATAAACACCCTTAACAGGCAAACACCAATAAAGCCAGTTAGTCAGATGAAGTTCGGCAAATATGGTACAGTTATCGGCCTGTGCCCTACCTGTGGCGACGCAAATAATTCTGAATCCCCGTACTGCGATGAATGTGGGCAAGCGCTTGAATGGGGTGATACCGAATGACACGCGGGGAATATATGCGCAAGGCGCGATTGGATGCAGGGTTAAGCATCGTGCGGCTAGCCGAAATATCCGGCATAGCCCAAGCCACGATAAGCCTGCTTGAACGCAAATCACTACGCGGCGGCTGGATAGATACAATAGAAATCCTTGCCGATGCGCTCGGACTGAGTATCGACGAATACGTAGGCCATAAGGTGGTGACTAAGCATGGGTAGAAAACAATCGGGGTTTGCAAAGCGTATACGGCACGAATTCGACATAGAGATGCAGCTTTATGTGAATAACCGTATGCAGATGGCCGAAGACGCGGCGTTTATGGCCGCTAATGATATTTTGGGCTTGGGCGCTGGACGCGCTAAGGCGTTCGGCGAAAGATTCGTTATGTATGTAAACGAAATTGCCGAACTGTTCGTAGAAGACAGCGTGGGCGATAAAAGCCTGGAATATTCAAAAACCGTCCTTGACCGGCGCATCCGTGAAATAGTGGGCGAGGATAACTTCTCGCCATTCGATGAAAGGTATGGTAGGCGATAATGGCTAAAAACGTAGGCTGGGAAGCCAAAAGCAACCACGACGGCAGCTACACGGTTACCGTTAACGGCAAACAATATTATTGCGCAGATACGCATGAATTTCTGCACTTTTTAGAAGATATCGGCGAAAGGTGGGAGGATAGTGAAATTCGAAAAAGATGAACGCCGCGAGTTTTCTACCGGCGCTGTAAGGGACAGCGTGACCGGCAAGGGCGATATGATATCCCTCCCGTGGGAAGCGCTCCTGCGGCTGTCTAAGCACTACGAACGCGGGGCGGAGCATTACGGGCGTTGGAACTACACGAAAGGTATTCCGATATCGTCGTTTATCGACAGCGCCTGTAGGCACTTGGCAAAGTATCAGTGCGGTCTTGACGATGAAGATCATCTTGCCGCCGCTGCATTTAACGTGCTTGGCGCGATGCTTATGGAAAACACAAGGCCGGAAATGCTGGACTTGCCTTTAAGAAAGGGAAAGAAAACGTTCGAATATTTTGAAACGGAGGTAGAAACATGAAAAGATTACTATATAAAATACGCATATGGCTGTTAGACGTTCTCGGCGGTGTGCCAAAGCCGCATTATGATTATTTGCACGGCCTACTGCGTAGCGAACGCAAAGACTTCGATGCACTGTGCCACGATTACAATGAAGAAATAGAAAATTACCGCGTAGCAATCCGTGAAATCTGCCGCCGCAGTGAAAACACCTATTACGACTGGTGCTGCGATCAGTGCGCTTGCAACTGCGATAAGCGCAACGGCTGGTGTAACGGTTTTGAACCTGTAAGCTATGGAAAGTGATTGCCACAATTGCCCGGACAGAACGCCGTTTTGCCATATTGAATGCGATAGTTATAAAACCTATTGCGCAGATAACAAGGCCGATAAAGCGGCGAAAAAGGCGTATTTAGAAAAGCATAATGCATCGAACGGCGTATTGATCAACGGCTATATACGCCGAAAGAAAAAAACAAGATTATTCAATGGAAAGAGGACAAAGTGAATATGTATTCTATAGAACGGCCATTAGAGCCGCCTGATTTTCCTGCCCCCGATTGCATATGCCAGGAATGCGACGGCTGGTTTTACGGCAACGATGTAATGTACATTTCCAACGGTCGGCGTTTGTGCCCCGATTGCTTTAGAGAAGAAATCAACGATTTGCCGACTGAAGAACTTGCCGAGCTTATCGGCGCAGAGGTTATAAACGCAGAGGACGCAAGGGAGGTACATAAACCATATGGGAGAATGCGTTATTGTTTACGGTAAATCCGGCAGTGGAAAAAGCCGAAGCCTACTTAACTTCGGCGAGGGCGAGATTTTTCTTGTTAACGTCATCGCAAAGCGCTTGCCGTTTCGAAAAAAATTTAAGTATACGATGGTCAGCGACAATCCTGTTAAGATCATGAACGGGCTGAAAAAGATGCCGGTAAAAACGGCAGTCATCGACGATAGCGGTTATCTAATGACTAACGCTTTTATGCAAGGCCACTCGGCGCCGAAAAGCGGATCAAGCTCATTCGATCTGTATAACAGCATTGCCGATAGCTTTTGGGGACTGCTGATGTTCATTAAAAACGAACTGCCCGAAGATGTCATTGTATACATAGTCGTTCACGAAGACACAAGCGACTACGGCGAGACCAAAATACGCACAATTGGCAAACTGTTGAATGAAAAAGTATGCATTGAAGGCATGGCAACTATCGTGCTGCGATGTGTAGTCCGCGACGGTAAGCATATGTTTATCACGCAGTCTGACGGCAGCGATATAAGCAAGTCGCCGGAGGGCATGTTTGAGCTTGAGATCGAGAACGATTTAAAATTCGTCGATCAAACAATTCGCGAGTACTGGGGGCTGTGATATGGCTAAGTTTGAAAACGGTGTACCCGGTTATGTAGAGGGTACGGCAACCGTCAAGGTATTTTTCCCGATAGACACGACCGGCAAAGCGCACATCAACTGCCGACAGTGCTATTTCTACAAATGCAATACTTACAGGTGCATGCTTAATAACGAAGTGTGCGCCGAGCCTGACAAATATGTGGGTGTCAGTTGCCCACTTGAATATTGAAACAAGAAAGGAACAAGTAAACAATGATTAAATCTTACAACGGCTTTAAAGCAGAACGCACCACAGCGCGTGAAACACTCCCGGCAGGCGGCTATGTAGCTAAGATCATGGACGCAAGCGTTATCGATTACGATTGGGGCAGCGTCCTGAAAATCGATTTCGACGTTGCTGAAGGTGAACACAAAGGCTTTTTCGCGGCAGACTATCGCGCAAACATCAACGATGATAAGAAATGGCGCGGTTGCTATCGCATTAACATCCCGAACGAAAGCAATCAGTATTTCGACAGTCAGAAGAAATCATTTAACAACCTTATAGCATGCCTTGAGGAAACTAATAACGGCTACCACTGGGATTGGGATGAAGCCAAACTCAAGGGCAAGGGGCTCGGCGTTCTGTTCCGTAATAAGGAATGGGAATATAACGGCAATACCGGCTGGACAACCGAATGCTGCGCAGTGGTAACGGCGCAGGACGTGCGCGACGGCAATTTCAAAATGCCGAAGGACAAGCCTCTTAAAAAGACCAACACTACATCTGCTTATCCGGCTGCGACGTTCACAACAATGGACGATGATGATAGCGACCTGCCGTTCTAAAGCCCATGACACCACGCGAAATCGAAGATGCGCTCAGAGGCATGGTGATATTGGTAGATACGCGTGAACAGGATACACCACGCTTCAGAGCGCGATTGGAAAGCATGAACTGCCTTTATGAAAGGTGTAAGCTCGATTTTGGCGACTACTCGGCGAAGTTTTCTGTAGGCGGCGAATGGCTGATGCTAAACGCCGCCGTAGAGCGCAAGATGGATTTTTCGGAATTAGCTCAATGCTTCTGTAATGGCCGTGCACGCTTTGCACGGGAATTTGAACGTGCCAAAGCTGCCGACGCAAAGATCTATCTGCTTATCGAAAATCAATGCTGGGAGGATGCTTATAGCGGCAACTATCGCAGTCAGATGAATCCGCAGGCGTTTGTTGCATCGCTGCTTGCGTGGCTGGCGCGTTACCGCTGCCAGATCATATTTTGCGATCAACGCACAAGCGGCAATCTGATACACGATATTCTTTATCGTGAAGGACGCGAAATGCTGGAAAGGATGATGCTAAGTGAAAGCAAAACATAAAAGCGCATTAATAAAAGATATGCTTGATTTCGCTGTTGTCGCTACAGCTTACGGGCTTGATTTTAATCGCGCCGGTTTTGCAAGATGTCCTTTTCACGCCGAGAAAACGGCATCATTCAAAATCAAAAATCGGCATAGCGCCCATTGCTTTGGCTGCGGCTGGTCAGGCGATATTATCAATTTTACCGGCCAATTATTCAACCTTGATTTTGAACAGTCTACACGAAAGCTGATTAACGATTTTAACTTACCGATAGTGGCCGACCGCAAAATGACTTTACGCGAGGACAGCGAGATCACAGTAACCTATAATGCTGCAATAACGGAATATAACAAATGCAAACAAGCCGAAAAAGAGCTCCAGCAGCGCTATGAGCGCCTTTTATGGGTATATGCTACACTTGATAAGTGGAAGTGCAAATATGCCCCTGAGAGCCCTACAGAGCCTTTAGATGAGCATTACATCATTGCCTGTAAGGAAATCGACGGTGCGGCCTACCGGCTGATGCTATATTCATAAGGGGGGATAGTATGACGAAACTGATTGACTGCAACCAATTAACGGATGAAGCCATAGCAAACATGGACGCTACCGAGCTTATAAACTCCGTTTTGGTTTCGTTTGATATCCCCGACGTGATAGAACGCGAACGCATACAGGCGCTTATGCAGATAAGAGCGGCAGAAGTTGGCGCAAAAGTAGTCGTTAACCGTCAGCTCGGCGCGTACCGTCAAAAAGACAAGCAGCTTGAAGCTGATTTTAAAAAATCACAGGCGCAAGATAGAAATGACCTTAACTTGCGCTTAAATGACAAGGGCGTACCCGTTCCGACTATCGACAATTTTCTTAAAATCATGCGCGGAAGAATGGAATATAGCAGCATTCGTTTTAATGTGCTGCGCAATTCACCTGAGATCACGCATAACGGCGAAATATGCCGATGGTCGGACGCGGATGCGGCACAAAGCCGAAATTTCTGTGAGGCCAATTACGGCCTGTACAGCGACAAAAAACACTCTGACGCTTTACGCATTTTGTGGAAGGAACGCGAATATAACCCGATAAAGGACATAGTTGACACTCTTGAATGGGACGGAGAAGAACGTTGCATACATTTTCTCTCTAAATGGGCAAAAGTCGAGGACACCGCTTACACTCGCGAAGTCAGTCGCCTTATATTTGCCGGCGGCATTAACCGGCTCTATCTGCCTGGCTGCAAGTTTGATGATGTTCCTGTACTCATCGGTGCAAAGCAGGGTGAAGGCAAATCCACGCTTGTTAAATGGCTTGCCATTAACGACAGCTATTTTTCCGAAGTAACCGAAATGGACGGCCAAAAGGCCATAGAGCAATTAGAAGGCGCGTGGATATGCGAGGTTGCGGAGCTGCTTGCGCTTACCAAAACGAAAGAGCAGGAGGCCGTCAAGTCCTACATAACACGGCAGCGCGACAAATACAGGCCGCCTTACGACGTTAACGCAATGGAGTTTCCGCGCCGTTGCATCTTTATAGGCACGACCAACAATGAACAATTCTTGCGCGACAAGACCGGCAACCGTCGTTTTTATCCCGTAACAGTCAACAGCAATGGTTATGACCTACACGATCATGAGCAGGAATGCCGCGATTATATCATTCAATGTTGGGCAGAGGCGCGTGTAAAATTCGAACGCGACGAAATGCCAGCTTTCGCAGATCGCTCTCTGCTGTCCGAATACAAGCATGCACAGGATGAAGCAATGGAGGATGATTGGCGTATCGGCGTTATTGAAAAGTACCTTGATGAGAAGTCGCCGGGCGATACCGTATGCATTAAGGAGCTAAAATGTGAGGCGCTATTTCCTGACAGCGATTTCCAAAGAGACTTAACGCCGAAAGAGACACAAGAGATTTATCGTATCGTCGCTACAATACCTGAATGGACAAACATTGGTAGAAAATATACCGCGAAATATGGTCGGCAAAGATGTTGGCAGAAAAAAGTGGGAGCTATCAAGAATATCAACGAATTACCTTTTTGACGTTTTGCACAATCAAAATACGTTGGTTATACGTTGATTTTGTGCAAAAGTCACAGCAAAAACGGGGCAGGGTATAGACCTGTCCTACCCCTGTCCCGTACCCTGTCCCGTGGCTCAATCCCTTGAATTATCTATCTTTTTTCTCTTTTACAGGACAGGAGGACAGGTAAAGTAATATAAAAAGAGTATTCCGTAAAATAGAGTATGGTGTACACCATATAAGAAAACGAAACACTTATATAGGGAAACCGCGTGCCCGCCCGTCCCCTGTCCTGTATTAAAAAATCTAAAATCGGAGGTGTTCAAAATAGCCAATTTGTCAATAACTGCAAATAACATCATCCTGCAAGCGGCTCAAAATTTGCCTTTACAAGGCGAACGATCACCGGCTGACGAGCTGCTATATTACCAAGCCCGTGAGCTCTACGACCTCCACGCTAAAGGCATGATAACCGCCGCTATAGGCGCTGAACGCAAAAACAAAATCATAGCCGCCTATATAATCAATTCAAATCGTGAGCAGCAATATACTCGAAGCAACATGCAAATTGCAGAATTCTACAAATCAATCGAGGCCGCCGGTTGTAACTATGCCAAGAACAGAACAATCGAAAACGCCGATCAACTATACTACGAAGTCTATCATATGATACCGAAAGGAGCGAGTATATGAGTAGGCCAAAAATGACCAAAGCAGAAATTCAGGAAGCGCTTGAAGGCGTAGGCGCTATAGCGGAAGTGTGCGTGGTTTTTTATCATGCCGCGTTAGATGCCGGTGCTAACAAGTATGAAGCGGCAGAGCTGACACGCGCATACATAGCGGCATCGTTTACAGGCCGCGTCGGTAATACAGAAAGGGAACAAAATGCCTAAATACAAATCATCAATATCACCGCGTGTACGGGGTATGGTGGAATGGCAGCTTGAACATTACCGCGAATACAAAGATGAAATACAGCAATATTGGGCTGATATGATACCGTCGGCAACACTAAAGTATACGGACGGTAAAGGCGGCGGGGAAGTCAGCCGGGACACTGAAAACACCGCGCTTCGTATTGCAACATCCCCTTATTTGGTGCAGACGGAACGCAGCTGCAAGGCGATTGAGTATGTGCTTAAAAATGCCGATGACATCGATAGAAAGCTTGTGGAGCTTGTTTATTGGAAGCAGGCTTACACCGTAACAGGTGCAGCGCAAATTTTGCACGTAAACCAAGCAACAGCTTACAGGCATATAAACGATGTGCTTTTGAAGATAGCACTTGAGCTGGGATATGTTTCAATTTGAAAAGAGATGCAAAAAAGATGCGAAAAAACAGCCCATAATCTGTGGTAAAATGATATTGTGGAAATGTAATAGATAGACTATTTGTTATCTCCTTATCCCTCTTTTCCTTTCCGGCGGTGGGGGCGGCTCGCGGATATTTTCTCTATTTTTTGTCATAGGACCTCCTTTCCTTCCTTTCTTAAATTCCACGTTCCCTTTCCGCGCTCCCGCCGCGAGTAAGCAGGCAGCTGAAATATGCTGCTTGCTTATTTTATAACTTTTTTCAGGTAACAGCCGAATGAGTGAAGCACTTAAACGCATGGCAGCAGAATACCGCGCTAATGCCGGTTTGCTGCTTAAACGCATAAACGAATTAAAATCAGAGCTTGCACGGACTGGTTGCAAGACGTCCGACTGGACGCGGCTGCGAGGCAGGATAATGATACTTGAAAGCCTGTATGCCGATAGCATCAGTACAGCAAGGTATTTAGAAAACTATCATGGGGGTAAATAACATGAGGTGGTAAATGTGGTAAAACTAACTGAAAAGCAAAAGCGATTTGTGCAGGAATACCTTGTGGACCTCAATGCCACGGCGGCTGCCAAGCGTGCCGGATATAGCGAAAAAAGCGCCTCCCGGATAGCCGTGGAACTACTCAATAAAACTCAAGTTTCTGCCGAAATCCAAAAGCAGCAGGCCAAGCGTCAAAAGCGGGTGGAAATCACCCAGGAAAAAGTGCTTGAGGAGCTGGCTGCGATCGCCTTTGCTAACGGTGCCGACTTCGCCACCGTCAACCAAAATGGCATTGTCCGCATCACCCCCACCTCTGAGCTGCCGGATGAAAAGCGCAAGGCCATTGCCTCCATCAAGGAGGGGCAATATGGCACGGAGGTCAAGGTGCACGATAAGGTCAAGGCCCTGGAGCTGCTGGCCAAGCACTTGGGCATGTTCGACAGCAAGAACGGTGGCAGCGAGGCCCCAGAGAATAACATCTTTGAGGTCATTGACCAAAGCACCAGAGAGGAGATAGGCACGGATGAAATACCAGAGATTGAGCACCCGGCAAAACCTGGCCATGACCTGGTGGAATAGGCCTGGCTTTGAGGTCTATGACGGCATCATCTGTGACGGCTCCATCCGCTCCGGCAAGACAGTGGCCATGACGGTGGGCTTTATCATGTGGGCCATGACCCGCTTTGACGGCGGCTGCAATTTTGCCATCTGCGGCAAGACCATTGAGAGCCTGCGCCGCAATGTGACAAGCAATCTGCCCGTCTGGCTGGCGGGCGTTTTCTCTTTCAAGGAACACCGCACTGAAAACAAGATCGTGGTGAGCGCCAACGGCAAGAGTAACAGCTTTTACCTGTTCGGCGGCAAGGACGAAAGCAGCGCCGCACTCATCCAGGGCATCACACTGGCAGGCATCCTGCTGGATGAGGTGGCCCTGATGCCGGAGAGCTTTGTCAACCAGGCCACGGCCCGCTGCTCTGTTGAGGGGGCCAAGCTGTGGTTTAACTGCAACCCGGAGGGCCCCGGCCATTGGTTTTATACCAAGTGGGTGCTGGAGGCCAGCAGGCGGAAAATGCTGCACCTCCATTTCACCATGGATGACAACCTCAGCCTCTCCGCCTCAGTCAAGGCAAGGTATGAAAGCCTTTACTCTGGCGTTTTCTATGATCGCTTTATTCGGGGCCTGTGGGTGGTGGCGGAGGGACTTATTTACACGATGTTTGATAAGGATAAGCATATTGTGCCGACTGTCGACCGCCCGTACACCGATTACATGATATCGTGCGACTATGGCACACTTAACCCTACGGCGGCTGAACTGTGGGGGCGCTGTGATGGCAAATGGTATTGCATACGTGAATACTACTACGACGGGCGCAAGCAGCAGCGGCAGCGCACGGACGAAGAACATTATGCAGCTGTTGAAGCGCTTGCCGGTGATCTACCTATCAGAAAGATAATCGTTGATCCGTCGGCAGCGTCGTTTATCGAGGTCATTCGCCGTCACGGGCGCTTTATGGTGGAACAGGCAAGCAACCGGGTTATCGACGGCATACGCGACGTGGCGACGCATTTAAACGCCGGTGACATTTTATTTAATGACTGCTGCAAAGACTGCATAAGCGAATTCGGCCTGTATCGCTGGGATGAAAAGGCCGCAGAAGACAGGCCGCTAAAGGTTTCAGATCACGCGATGGACAGCACCCGTTATTTTGTGCGTGCAGCATTTGCACCATCAAGATTTAGCTTTTAAAGGGGATATTATATGCCTTTATTCAACGAACCGATAGAACAAGAATTGTGGAATTACCGCATTAAAGCCAATCAGCCAATGTCTGAAGCACAGTTTTTTGCACGTGAATTGGAGGCTTGGCGCTGCTCCGAAGCGCGTAGAGAAATGCTCGACGGCGCACGGTACTACAGCGGTGATCAGGATATATTGCGTAGGCAGCGCACAAGCATAGGTGAAGACGGCCAGCTTGTAGCGGTTGATAATCTGCCCAATAACAAGATCGTTGATAACCAGTACGCAAAGCATGCCGATGTTAAAAAGAATTACATAGTTGGCAAGCCTATAACGTTCGCAGGCAAAAACGAAACGTACCTTGATGCGCTTAAAAAGGTGCTGGGCGCACGCTTCATGCGGACGATAAAAAATGCTGTTATTGAAAGCTTCAACAGCGGTATTAGCTGGCTGTACCCGTATTACGATAGAACGGGGCAGTTAGCGTTTAAGCTGTTTCCCGGCTATGAAATCCTGCCGTTTTGGGCAGATGCGGAACACACGGTGCTTGATGCGGCTATAAGGTTGTATCAGGTAGAAGTGTATTACGCAAGCGAAAAGAAAATAATCGAAAAGGCCGATGTTTTTAAGCCGGACGGCGTGGCAACGTACATCTTTGAAAACGGTACGCTTACGCCAGACAGCACAAAGCAAAGCTATATAACGCTTACCGATGCCAGCGGCAGCACAGAGGGCTATAATTGGGCGCATTTCCCCTTGATACCCATAAAGTATAACGCGCAGGAAATTCCGCTCATACGCCGCTGTAGGTCGTTACAGGACGCTATCAACCTGATTGAAAGCGACTTTGTAAACAACATGCAGGAAGACGCACGAAATACGGTGCTTATCCTGAAAAACTACGACGGACAAGATTTGGGCGAATTCCGCAAGAACATCAGCACTTACGGCGCTGTAAAGGTGCGCACGGTCGAAGGCGTTGACGGCGGTGTTGATAGCCTTGAAATCACGGTAAATGCCGAAAACTATAAAACAGTACTTGATCTGCTAAAAAAATCGCTGATAGAAAATCTACGCAGCTACGATGCAAAAGACGATCGCATGTCGAATTCGCCTAATCAGATGAACATACAGTCGATGTACTCGGACATTGACCTTGATGCGAATGACACAGAGGTTGAATTACAGGCGGCATTTGAAGAAATCCTGTGGTTTGTGAACACCTATCTTGCAAGTAAGGGTCAGGCGGTCGAAGCCGCCGAGAATGTAGAAGTAATATTCAATCGCGATGTGCTGATTAACGAAACTGAAGCTATCAGCAATTGCGCTGCGTCCGTCGGCATCATATCCGATGATACGATAGTTTCTATGCATCCTTGGGTAAAAGACCCTGCTGCCGAGCTTAAGAAGCTTGAAAAGCAGAAGGAAGAAGCAGACCCCTACAGAGCGGCGTTTGAAATGGCGCGGAATAATCAGAACGCCGATGACGGCGCACCAATGATAGATGAAGAATGATGCATACTGGGCTAACCGCATGCGCATCCTTGAGGACGCGCTATTAGATACCGGCTATGAATACGTTCAGAACCTTGAACGCCAATACGATAAGGCCATACGCGATATTGAAACGGATATAGCGCACTGGTATCAGCGATTTGCGAAAAACAACGAAATATCGCTGAACGATGCACGGAAGCTGCTTAATTCGCAGGAGCTTGAAGAATTCAAGTGGACTGTCGAAGAATACATCAAATACGGCAAAGAAAATGCCGTTAACGGTACATGGATAAAGCAGCTTGAAAATGCATCGGCGCGTGTTCACATATCGCGGCTGGAAGCTATAAAGCTTCAGTTACAGCAGCAGGCCGAAGCTTTAGCCGCAAAGCAGGCAGAGGCCGTCAAGGGCGTTTCGGAGGGAGTTTACAAATCAAGCTACTATCACACTGCATTTGAACTGCAAAAGGGCGTAGGCGTAGGCTGGACGCTTCATACGATAGATGAAAATGTGATAGAAAATGTGCTGTCTCGTCCGTGGACGCTGGATAAACAAACATTCAGTGATCGCATATGGACGAATAAACAGGCGCTTGTGAATACCGTTAACACGCAGATAACGCAAATGGTAATGCGCGGCGCTGCACCCGATAACACAATCAAGGTTATTGCCGACCGTTTCAAGGTATCTAAATCGCAGGCCGGGCGGCTGGTGATGACGGAAAGCGCGGCATTTGCCAACATAGCACGCAAGGACTGTTTCAAAGATCTTGATGTTGAAAAGTACATCATAGTTGAAACGCTTGACGGCAAGGTATGTGGCTTGTGCGCACAGCTTGACGGCAAGGTATACCCCATGTCCGAATACGCTATAGGCGTAACAGCTCCACCGTTTCACCCGTGGTGCAGGGGCACAACAGCGCCGTACTTTGATGATATGGACGATATCGCCGAACGCTGGGCGCGAGACCCTAAGACGGGCAAGACATACACCGTGCCGGGCAGCATGACCTATAAGCAGTGGGCGGCAAAGCAGACAGGGCTTGCAAAAAGCGTTAAACCGCTTGAAAAATCTACGAAAAGTGGTATAATCAAAACAGTAAACATTGGCCGAAGTGTAGGCGCATCGGCAAAGAATTATCCAGTCAAGCTGGTTGAAAGCAAGCAACATGTTAAACTGGCCGAAGGTCAGCAGATAAAGGGAAAAGTTTTTGCCGGAAAAGGCACCAAAGTTGCCATTAAAGATAGGTTTCGCTTAGAAGCAGACTACAAAATTGCTGCTGACAAATGGCAAAAAGTCAGCGGAAATGCATATATAATTCTCAAAGGCAAAAAGCAAAAAGCAGAATTACATTGGTATGAAGCGGACGGCGAAATTTTCGAGATGAAAGCAAAGAGGTATATAGATGAAAGTTAAATACAAAAGGCGTTCATCGGTATCATTAACTGAAAATAAAATATATGAAGTTCTCAGTGTTGAAAAAGGCTGGTATAGGCTTGTTGACGATACCGATGAAGATTACCTTTTTTCACCCGATGATTTTGAAATCGTAGAAAACTAACCTAAAAATTAATAGAATTAAAGCATCATGCACAATTTGCACGGTGCTTTTTTCATGCCAAAAAGGAGACAGCAGAGTGATAATTAACATCTTAGGCACCAATTGGGCGATTATCGAAAGAAGCGAAGCAGATGACGATCGTCTGCACGACTGCGACGGCTATTGCGACTGGACAACGCGCGAGATCGTGGTAGAACGCGAAATACAGGGTAACTTGTACGACATGGATGCTTACGTTAAAAAGGTCAAACGGCACGAGATCGTGCATGCGTTCCTTGCTGAATGCGGCTTGCATGAATGCTCGGGCGAAACCGATGCATGGGCGATGAATGAGACAATGGTAGATTGGTTTGCCCGGATGGGCGAGCGCATCTATAAAGCGTGGTCAGAGGCAGACGCGATTTGACATCCAACAACTTAATGATCGAAGCAGTCAAGCGTTAATTCGCGGGCTGCTTTTTTCATACCCATTTTACCGCGTGCCCG